AGATACTATTTCTCTTGTGGGAACTTGAGAATCATAATCCCACCTTTCTTCACCACTTTCAACGTGGTATTGTTTGTTGTTTTCCATTCTTTTATCGTTTAAAAATTTGTTTAGTGTTTCAGTTGTTTCATTGCTTAATGCTTCATCAAGTTTGTTTTCAAGTTTGTTTAAGTCAAGGCTCATTGCTCACCTCCTCCGTAGGTTTGTTCGTAGTATTGTTCACCAGTTAGTGGTAGCGTACTTTCAGGATAATCAATTCCATGAACTGTTCCTTTGTTGTATGCAGTTTTAATTCTTTCCTTCTCAATTTCTTTGCATTGGTCTGCATAAGATTCTATCATTTCAAGATGTTCTTTACTCAGTAGAATTTGGTCTTTAATAGCATTTAGAAATTGTTCAACTGCCGTTTGTTGTTTATTGTTTTTCATTTCCTTCTGTTTTTAAAAAATGTCCAAGCACACATACTTACCATTGCTCCTTTAATCCCAGGTTTGTTTTGTTGAAGTTCATATTGTGCATACTCAGCCGCAAATTCACACATTTCGTGTTCATACTTTTCTTTGGCTTGTTTCCAATCTTCAACGGTTAATTCTCGATTATATGCTATTTTCCACAACCACTCCACTGCCGTCTGTTGTTTATTATTTGTCATTAATGCCATCCGTTTTTAAATGCTGCGTTGTAGTCATCAAACATTGCTATCAATAATTTACATATGATACCAACTGTTAAAAATAATACTGCTTTTATTGTAAATACTAATACCTTTTTCATTGCCGTTTGTTGTTTATTGTTTGTCATTTCCGTTTGCGTTTTGGTTTCTGCTCATCATCGGCAAGTTGTGCCAACTCAATTGCTTTTTGGTCTGCCCAAATTAAAAGTGAGAACACCGATTCAATGACACAGGTTGAACAGTTGGGAACATTGCGACCAAATATCTCACGATGTACATTTTGCAGTTGTGCTGATTGCTCAGGCGTTAATTGAAACACGAGTGTCTTTTTGTAAATCTCGTATGCCGGGCGAAGTGACTGGATGAATTCTATCATAGTTTTGTTTCAAGGAGTGCAACAATTACGGTTGCGATGGATGCGTACAAGATACCCACAAATCCGTAGGTGTATATAAAAAATGACAATCCCAACCACCACGACAAACAAAAAGCACAGTCAAGTGGTTTCATTCGTTTCCATTTGGAGTAATCGCTTCCGTAGAGATAGCGTTTTAGTAGGTCGGCTGGTTTGCCGAAGTTGACGATGATGATGCTTAGACAAGCAATTCCAATTATTTCGTTGTACATCTTTCTTTCATTAGTTTGATTACTCTCAACACTTCTCTGACTGATATATCCGTTTGGCGGTGGATTGCTCTCGCTGACATTCCGCTGCACCAAAGTTTGAATAGTTCCCGTTCATAGAAATATGCTGATTCAGTTACCTGGTTTATTTTGTTGATTCGGTTTTGTTCAATTTGTTCTTCTTGCTCTCTCTCAACGAGTAAGTCGGGAGCATCGGGGAAGTCCAGCTCATAGACATCATACTGATCGTATATCCGAGATTCTCCGAAGGGATGCCTGTTGCCGTTGATACAAAGGTAAAGAGTGCGGATTGCCCAAAATTGGATATATCCTTCACGGTGTAACTTCTCCACATAGTCATCAGGTTTCTCAAGGATGGTTAAAAAAAAGTATTGGTACAGTTCATTGGCAAGTTCGGTGTTCTTAGCGATGTTCTTCGTTGCTTTCCTCAGCCAATCGGCTTTGGATAACTCCAATATGATATCAGCTTTTGTCAACTTTTCTTTTCAATAATGCAAATATAACCATCTTTTTCGTATTTTTTCTTGATGCGTAACGCTTCCTCCTCAGATTGGACTATACTGATTGACGAGCTTAGACCTTTCGTGGAGGTGCAGACCCAATAAGGATAGAGCTTCGACATATAATTTGTTCCTTGTTCGGTCATATTCTATGAGTGATTCGTACACTTGTACGGAGTTGATGATGGTTGAGTGATCCCGATTGAGAATCTTGCCGACTGAAAGATAGGTCATCTTCAGATGCTTCCTACATAAATAGCAAAACAAGTGCCGAGCATCCATAATGTTTTGAGTTCTAACCTTGTCTACGATTGCATCAGGTGTGACATCATAGATGATTGCAACCACTCTCATCGCCTCCGTCCATTCCGCATCTATCTCGTTGATCTTGCATCTTGTGTTGATGATTTCTTCTTTGAGTTTCTTGACCTCGTCAATTCGTTTCTGATTAAGTTCCGCAACAACTCCCCGAAGGCGTTTGACTTCTTGTTTTAGTAGGTGGGTTTCCTGGTAGTGGTTCATAACTCGTTGATGATTTGAAATAATTGATAGGCAATTTGTGGAACTATTGCGTTGCCGTATCCCTTGATTGATTCTGCTCTCCACTTAGAAAAGGTAATTCCGTCCAGTTGACGGGAAATCCCATCATCTCCGCCACAAAACGGGGATTGAGTTGGGAAGTTTGACCAGTTACAAGATGATTCCATTTTTTGTCGTATATCAATTGGCTGCTCAAACTGTTGTATGTTGTACCGTTTTTGTATGCTTTGTTTTTTGCTCTCAATTTGAACTTTACAGGATCTTCGCTGATTTCCATTGTTGCTGGTGTTTGCAATAAACCAGCACCTATCTCTGCGGTGCGGTGCGTTTTTGGCTGCAGCACAAATAATAAACGGTTGTACTTCGTAGCCTTCATTTTCCAAGTCAACGCACACCTGCTGGAATACCAATCCGCCATCAATATTCGTGATACCAAAGACATTTTCAGCGATGACGAATTTGGGTTTAATTTCTTGTATTGCTCTAAGCATCTCGCTCCACAAGAAGCGTTTATCATCCGTGCCTTTTCTTTTCCCAGCAAGTGAGAATGGTTGGCAAGGGAATCCTCCAGTAAGAATGTCAATTTTGTTTGCATATTTTTTGAAATCAGTTGTACAAATATCAATGTGACTATCCGCATCAGGAAAGTGATAGTCCAATATTTTTCGTGGGAACTCCATCCACTCGCAATGAAATACATTCTCCCATCCCATCCACTCGGCTGCTAAATCAAACCCACCTATTCCGCTAAACAATGAACCGTGCCTCATAGTAGTTTGTATTGTTTCAAATCTCTCATAGTGGCAATTGACCTTAATAATTCATCATACTCATATATGGGTTGACCAACATATTTATGGCAATACGATTGGCGTTCCAATCGGTTTTTATATGATTTTTCATTTGCTAAATGTAAATCGTTTCTCATTTTACCATTGTGCGATGTTCCAACCCATCCAATTGATTTGTTAAAATATTCTCCTAGTGCCGGGTTGACTGTTTTAATGTATAAATCACACTTTTTGTTTTTATATATTGCCCCAATAAAATTGCAAACCTTTGATCCAATTCCAATGCCTTGATAATCTGGTAAAACAACCACCCGTGAAATTGCCTTGCCGTTTGGATTGTTGTTTCTCGGTGTTGGAATGACTGCTACAATTGCCACGGGTTTTTCATTCCACTCAAACAATAAAAATGTACAACTTTGGTTTACACTTGCCGTCATATAATGATGGGCTTTGAACAAGTCCCAAGTTTGCGATGTAACTCGACTAACCGATAATTGAATTTGTGGTCTGCCTTGCCGAAGATAGTCGCACTCTTCGAGTACGCCTCCCTTTTGTGGGTTACAAACCCAATTAGGCATTAACCATTCCAAAATGTCGTAATGGCACGATGCGATGATGATTTGGATGTTGTGTAACCGAATATATTTTTGTAATGCGTAACTCATTGATTTTGCCACATCTCTATCCACAACCGATGTAAATTCATCAATCAAAATTACCTCACCTTGTTTTGCTGATGCGATGATGTAAGCCATCGTGGCACGGTATTGTTCCCCGTTTGATAAGGTGTTAAATGGCCTTAACCAACACGGAACGGATGAAAGCCCCATTGATGTCAATAACATTGTGGCATCCTTTGGCGTTAACCAATCAAAATTACTTATCAATGCCTTTGAATTGTCAAACTTCGGTTGCTGAATCTGGCCAAATGTTTTAAGGATGCTTGTTTTACCGCTTCCACTTCCACCAATAATGGCCCCAATGTTCCATTCAATTGTGTTAATTCGTTTGAAATTAAACGGAATAATGACCTCCGATTTGTCTCGATCCATTATGTCAAACGATTCGCACACATAATTCGTGTACTCGTCTACATTAATTTTGGATTCTAATTTGATATTTTTCATAGTCGTTCTTCGTACATTGTGCGTGATCCAATAAAGGTGGTGTCTATCGTGTGGCATTCTCCGTGCCTGTTCTTTGCGATAATCAATTCAGCATCTTCCTTCTCAAGCTTCTCACCTGAATAGTATGCCGGGCGGAATGGGAACATCACAACATCCGCATCTTGCTCAATAGAACCACTCTCACGGATATCACTCAGCATCGGTCTTTTATCCGCTCTCTCCTCACATTTGCGTGATAACTGAGCCAACACTATCACGGTGATATTTAGTTCCTTAGAAAGCAATTTTAGGTTTCGGGATATCTCTGCAATTTCTTGCTCCCTGTTTTGTTTTGTTCCTTTGATTAACTGGATGTAATCAATCACCAACAACTCAAGTCCGTGTTTGGCTTTGTGAATCTTGGCTTTGGATTTGATTTGTTGGATACTGCAATTCGGATCGTCATCAATGTAGAATTGCACTGTCTGATTGTTGGCTTTGTCAATGATGATATCCACTTCGTATTCTCGCAAGGTGGCGTTCCTAATCTTCCAGCTTGAGATGTCGGTGATTAATGATAAATATCGTTTGGCAATTTGGTCGTTGCTCATCTCCAGCGATACAAACAAACCTTTCCCATCACGCTTGGCAAACTCCCACATCAAAGTCAGAGCAAGTGCCGTTTTGCCTTGACCAGGTCTTGCAGCCATCACAACTAAATCACCGGGATTCCATCCACCTAACATCCTATCCAGTCCAACCCATCCCGTTGGTCTGCCGGTTAGTTGATCACCACGCTTCACGGCTTCAATGATTGTATCAACGGCTTTGTTTGTAACTTGGGTAATCTGAACAGGGTCGTTGATGCTTGTAAACTTGGTGTTGTCTATCATCGTTTGAACATTGGTGAGCAATTCTTTCAAGTCGGTTGCCAAATCCAAAGTAGAAAGGTTGTTCAAGAATTCCTTCTTCAGGTACTTGTGTTCAAGTTCGGGCAGGTGACTGCTGATGTTTGGCATCCCGTAGACATCTTGAGTCAAGCGAACGATGTAGATCATCTCTTCCCGTTTGAATAATCTGCCCAAAGTAAGAACATCAATGGGGTCGTTGTTAATGTACATCTCCAACATTGCCTCAATGATGCGTTTGTTTAGCTTGTCTTCAAACCATTGCGATTTGATGCGTGGAAGCATTGCTCTTGTTTGGTCATAAAACAAAAGTTGTGAAAGTATATATTGCTCAGAGTTCATAGTCTTTCAAATTAAACTTACTTCGGTGGATTATTTGTTGATTACTCGTATTATTTTTTTGATTTGCTTTCCAAGTTCTGACCGATGCCCTCCAGTCTTTCATTTTGTTTTTACCAATCATCCATCCAGTAGCTTCATAATGATTGAACCATTGCTCTGACAAGTCAGTCATTTTAAGTTCTGACATATATGCTTTGACTTCTTCAATGGATGGTTTGATAAAAACATCCTTCTTTACTTTTATATCTTTATCACTATCACTATCAATAACAATACCACTATCGGCATTTTTGGTATCATTTGGTATGCCACTTGATGCGGTCGCATCCCATCGCATACGAGCATTGTCAGAATTACGCTTCCTGATTGATTCGTATTTATCTAAATCACGCTTCAGAGCTTGTCTAATTGGTTCAAATGCAATCTTCGTTATCACGCTATCACTTTGCGGATTAAGGTCGTTCACATAGCGTAGAATGTGCTTAAACAAATCACCAGCTTGTTCATCAGTTAATTGTTCTACGGTGTGAATAATATCACAATATAGAAGGAATGATTTTTTGTCGTTTGCCATAAAATAAAAAACCCCTGAACAAATGATCAAGTACGAGTTGAACATTTGCCAGGAGTAAAGGTCTGATGATAGTTGTCTCGTACACAACTGAAATACCTTTGCAATATACTACATCAAACTGAATATCCCAAATCCTTTTTTACTTTGACTTGGTATCTTTGGCGTGACTGGTAGTTCTGCCCACGAAGATGTTCGTGATGCTCTTGGAGTTGAGCTCGTGTTCTCCTGATGGTTTCGGGTGATGGTAGTTGCTTGGCTTCAAACATCGTGAAGAAGTCATTGCCGTTGCACATCCCTTTGTAGATCACCGTCATAAGTTTGAAATCACAATCCCTTGTTTCCGGCTGGTTAATCATTACCGCCGTTATTGTTGCTTTGATATATTTTTGCATAGTTGAAATGTGGTTTTATTTTAGTGTATAAAAATGCTGCTCTTTTTGGATTAATGTTTAATCTCCATCCGATGTATTCCCAAGTATGTCGCATATCCTCACGAAGAACTGCGATTGCCCAAGTCAGTGCGTAATCATCCATAGATTTCCTTCGCTTTGCTGAATCCGTCATTGTAGTGTTCCTGGCTTATGAATGGTTCGTACTGGGTTGCTTGTCGTTCTATGTCCATCAGGACTGATGTCGTGTAGATGTCAGACCTCAGCTCACCGCTTTGAACTTTATCCCATAGCAACTCAAAGATAAATTCCGTAGTTGTCTTCATTGTCTATCTATAAAATTTGCGTAATCCATAGCGTCTTTCTCATTCTCAAATGTGGCGAGTAGCTCTCCAGCATAATACACTCGCCACTTTATAATGAAATTAATTGATGCCTTTACGACCAGAGCTTTGAGCATTTTTCCTACTTTGAATTAAATCGTTGGCGTGAAGTTCCCAAGTTTTAGCACGGTCGTTTGCTGATTGGATTTGTGACCTGATACTCAGATTCTCAGTTTGCAAATCCCACAACTCACGATTCAACTTGTTTACCTGTTCTTGTAGTTCTTCTTCTCTTGTTGAAAGTGCGTTGACTTTGAACAAGGCAATGGCGAGAAACAATGCCAGTCCGATGATGATGATTGTTGTCATTTTGTTTTTCCTTTATAAAATTTGTGTTTATAGATTGCCTTCGTATAGGTATCAAATTCGGGGATGTAGTTGTCCCTTTCAAATTCATACGGTGATGCCTCAGGCAACTTGTCAAAGTCATTGAAGTATTGTTTCAACTTCCAGTACACGAACATCACCGCAATGGTGATGGGTGTGATTACGATTAAGAATATCAAATCCATAAATCAAAGTAACAATTTAACTTTCACAATAACAAATTTATTTTCTGATTGACTTGATGAATGAACGATTTATTTTGTGATTGACAAAAATAGTTCTCCAGCCGATGCCAACTTCTCGTCAATGATTTCTTGGATGTCCTCCTCCAAAGTGATCAAAGTTTGCGTGAGCTTCTTGCCGATGGGCATTCGTGGATCATACGACAAGAACAACGCTTCAGTCATCTCCGTTGCAACCATACCCATTTGAACTTGCCAATAGTATTCAGGGCGTTTGGATTTGAGTTGTTCGTTGTTGGTGATGAATGAGTTCTGAAGGTGGTTGCCCGAATTAAACGGACATTTGATTTCAACCAGGTGTGTTCCAAGTGCATCCGGTGAATACCCACCCCATTCGCCATAGGTGATGAAAGTGTATGTTTCCGCACCGTAGTATGTGTAAAAGTCATCGGTCTGCTGAGAGAAGTAATGGAATGCCTCTTTCTCGTGTTCCTTTCCCCAGTCCAAAGCACGACCATACATCTCTGCTCTTTGACCGGTTAGATATTCCGCTGCCTTCTCAAAAATAAATGTCTTTGCAGTTTCCGAGAGATACTCCGATTTGTTCTTCGGAGTACCCATCAGTTTGTGGATTTCGGATGCGGTGAAGCGAGAACGCCTTAGATCTTGCCAATCGTCCTCGTTCAAATTAGTGTGAATTGTTGGAAGTTGAAGTTTCATTTCTCGCCTATTAAAAGTTTCTGATTTGTTTCGCTCACTTCAAACTTGGTGGTGATGTCGGTCATCAATCCACCTGTCTGCAAGTGTTCAACTGCCTTTGCCCAACTCTTGTGCTTTGGTGTGAGTTCTTCTTTCTTGGGTGCTGACTGCCTTCCCATTGCTTTCTCACCATCGTCATCATCGTCAATGTTCAGATTTAGGATTGAACCGAGTGCATATCTCCGTGCGTAGGTCATTGCACTTCCCATTGCTTGTGGATCGTTTTGTTTTGCAACCGGCATCACATAGGATGATTCCATCCATTCACCTGATTCAGCGTGAACAATTAATGTCGTGAGTGCATTCCCATCAGGGAACTGTGTAATTGCCAAACCGCATTCGCTCAATGGCTTTTGGATGGTATCCAGTATGTTCGCTAAACTTGCGTACTTGGATTTGAAGAAAGGATTGTTTGCTTCCTTTGCTACCTTGCTCACCGTTGCTTGGAAGTTTACCAACGCACCGGCAATGTTCTTGATTGATTCTGATTTATTCATAGAGTTTTTTGTTTATAAAAAGTTAGTTTGTTGTCCGAGCATAAATAATACCGTGAACTTGTCCGGTTCATTGTTGAAGAATGCTTCCGAGTTGATGCCATCAAATTCCGTAGTCACGCAATCCCCGAATCCAACTTGGCGAGAATTGACATAATTTCTCAGCTCATCAAAGTGATTGTTGATTAGGTAATTGTCAACGGCTTCAATCGTGTAGATGTATTTCTCTACGGAGATACGACCTTGCACAGTCAGAATCCATCCGTTGATTGCCAACTCAATCATTTGACACCTCCCTCAATGCAATCTCAATGACGGCTTTTGCTTTGGGAGAAACGATGTTTCCCTCAACTAAATACTTGCGAACGGTTGGAAGTGATACTCCCGTTTTTCTTGCGACAATCTGATAAAGACCTTGTCTGCGTTTCAGTTTGATGATTTCAATTGCTTTCGTGTAATCCATAACGAGAGCAAAAGTAAAATAAACAATTCAATAATGCAAATAAACTTTTCTTTTTGTTAGATTTTTATGTCTTCACTAAATATCAAATCCCCAAATCGTGCGTTCAGCTCGTTGACCAATTCCATTTGTATTGATTCCGTGAACGCCTTCTCAAGGAATGGTTGTGGCTTAGTTCCGCTGCGGTGAATCTTTTTGGCGATGGCTTTGGCAAGTGAATCGTATGTTTGACCTTCAGCCGGTTTGATACCTTTTTGACTGATCCAAGTTTTTAACGATTGCCACAAGTACGGAGTGCCTTCAATATGCCCACCTCGTGTTGGCTTTCTTCCGTATTCAATGAACTCCCAATAATCCTCAGCCAACAAAATCGTGTTGATGGATGTCGGTGACTTGGTGATGTTACCCGGTGCAAAAGATTGTCGGAGTTTTGATGATGCATTTGTTCCGTTGGCATCAAGATTCGCCCAAATCGGTGGGATTACCTTCTTGTTCCACCAATCAATAATGATTTGCTGAAGGAGTGAACCTTGCGATGCATCACCTAAATAAGTATCAAGTGCATCGGGTAGTTTGGACAAATCTATTTCAGCCATCCTACAAGCGTTAAAACAACCAAACCTATACTTATACTCTTGAACAACTTCAAAGTGCGTGAGATGGCTTTATTTTGCTTCACAAGGACTTTGTTTTCATCCTTCAGATATCCGATGTTCAACTTCTGCTTGATGATGATT